CGCGTAACCCGTGCTTATGCCTTGGCCCGTGCTGTAAGCTCGCGTAATGACAGTGACGCTGTAAGAGTGAGCTATGAGGTGACCGATCGGTCCGCACATTTCGCATGCAAGCCACCAGGCCCGTCCCCACCGTGCCCTGCGCACCTACCTCGACCCTCACGCTCGTTACAGTGGTAGCGGCAGAGGAGGGGACGCGCGACCTATGGCCCTGCCTAGCCCCCTACCCCTACCGACATCCCCCTAGGGGGGTAGTATATTGTATGCACTCCTCCAAACTAGCCCCAAGCCAGCATGTAGGTGCATGTCCTACATGCCCTATACCAGTGCCTTTTCGGTCATCTCGGATGAGCTGTCGTGGGCCCGCCGCCTTCGGCGGACGGTCCCCTGTAGGTGATTTGCACACACACTCATTTACAACTACACATTTGACACCCATTTGAAACGCAGGCATATTGCCCGCATCTCGCTTCGCGAGAAGCACCCCTATGAGGGGGTGCTCCCCACGGGGGTGCGGGTGGCCAGACACTGTAACTAAGCAGAACTATTACAGGAAAAGGATTAACAGATGGCCTTCCAGCTACGGTATGGCAACGTGATGCGAGCCCAGAAGACGCTCTTGACGGGCGAGGAAAAGGCCCACATCATCGCGACCATGAAGGCCGCGCCACACGCCAAGGATGTCATCGCTTGGGCTCACGAGTTCAAGCGCCTCCCGGCGACCATCAGGAAGCTCGCTGCAGAGGCTCAGGTGCCACTTCGTGAGTGAGCCGAAGCCCAAGAAGCTGTGCCCCAAAGGGCACCCCTCGGGGAGCCGAATCGGGGGCGGTACATGCGGTGTGCGCAGGTGTGGTGAAGACAGTGCCGCGCTCGCACCCTCCCGGATCGACGAAGACGCCCTCGCAAAGATCGCTCCAGAAGAGCAGGCGTTTCACACCCGGGCGACCCTTGCGAAGCTGCCCAAGGACCTCGCCGGGGAAGCCGCCACAGAGTGGGCCACGAAGAAGCTCGTGGACCTCCTCCCGGAGGCCGTCGCGAGCCTCGCTTGGGACCTGCGATACGGGACCGACAAGGTGCGTTCTGAGGCCGCTGACAAGGTGCTCCGGGCGAACGGTCTGGACAAGCGGGAAGCTAGTCCTGGAGGGGGCGGTTTGATCGTCCTCAACATCGGCACCGAAGTGGCCAAAGTTCCATGGCTTGAGCGCATGTCCAAGAAGGGCGAATAAGCATGGCGCGCAAGAGCAATTTCGAGCACTGGCGGGACCGTCAAAAGGAGAAAAAAAGCGTCACCGAAATGTCGTCCATCGACGACGTGGTGAAGCTCATGCTGGACGGCAAACGTCCGCGTGAGTCACGGGCCCTCAATCCGACCCAGCTGGAGTACATCCTCAGCGACTCCAAACTGAAGGCGTACATGGGCCCCGCAGGGTGCGCCAAGACGAGCACCGGCTGTGCCGACATCATGCTCCGGGCGCTGCTCATGCCGGGCACCAAATGGTTCGTCGCCCGCCGCGACTACAACGACCTCATCGACACGACCCTGCGGAGCATGCAGAACATCCTCGCGCAGCTGCCCGAAGGCACCCTTCTGGACCGCCAGAAAATGGCCCCCCAGAAGTGGTGGATTCGGCCCATCGTGCACGGCATGAACGGCGTCCAGACGGAGGCTTCCGAGATCACCTTCATGGGGCTCTCAGACTACGTCGGTTCGTACGAGTTCACGGGCGGCTTCGTGGACGAGGCCGACGAGGTCGAAAAGAACAACTTCATGCAGATGCTGGGCCGCCTCCGCTACAAGCCCTCCCCGGACTTCCCGGACGAGAACTTCTACATCGGCTGCGCGTTCAACCCCCCAAGCATGTCACACTGGCTCTACACCGAATGCACCGGGCTGGACGTGGCCGGACAGAAGGTGCAGGAGCCCACGATGGATCTCTTCCGGCCCCAGCCCAAGGAGAACCAGCGCAACCTGCCCAAGGGGTACTACGAGCAGATGGCGACGACCATGAGCGAGGAACTGCGCCAGCGCTACGTGGACGGCATGTGGGGAAACACCTACCCCGGTGAGCCTGTGATCCGCCAGTTCAAGCGGGCCCTGCACGTCAAGGACGGGCTGGAGTACAAGGGCGGCACGGTCTTCCGCTTCTGGGACTTCGGCTACAACCGCCCTGCCGTGATCTTCGCCCAGCTGGCCATGGACGGCCGCCTCCAGATCCTGGGCGAGTTCCTCGGGCACCACATTGAGGGCACGAAGTTCATTGAGACGGTGATCGCCCAGACGGCCCAGCGCTTCCCGGGAGCCGAGAAGTTCGTGGACTATGGGGACCCGGCGGTCGCCCAGCACAAGGACACCGGCTCCATGCTGGCCCTGCTGAACAACGCGGGCATCCTGATGCGCTACCAGCGCACCCCCTTCGACCTGAGCGTCCAGCTGCTCCGCAAGCGCTTCGAGTCCCAGATCGAAGGCGAACAGGCCGTACTCATTGACTCTTCCTGCCGTGTACTGGTAGACGGGCTGGCAGGTGGCTACCACCTCAAGGAAGACGGCGTGACTCCGCGTAAGGATGGCTTCTTCGATCACCTGTGCGATGCCCTGCGGTACGGCGTCTTCAACCTGTTTGGGGTAGCCACCTCTAATCTTCGGCCGGATCAGATGCCTTCTAGCCTGCAGTACCAAAGGACTTCCGCATGAGCGTCGCAGCCCCCGAAACTCCGATCATCGCAGCCAGCTCTGCGGACGAGGTGAACCAAGGCGGCATGCCGATGGTGCCCGCCCCCGACAGTTCCGTCAACTTCGTGGACTCGCCGGACACCCTCAACTGGCTGATGCTGAACGTCGCCCCCCTGCTCACCACGGTCCGGGCGGACGGCGTCTCACAGCGGGTCGAGTGGGGCCAGATCCGGCGCATGGCGAACCTGACCAAGGACGACACCAGCGCCTACACGGGCCAGTCAAACGCCTACCTCCCGGTCTACCAGAAGGCCCGCGAGACGCGCGTGTCGCACCTCTCGCAGGGCCTGTTCCCTACGGACACCTACATCGACTGTGAGGCTGAGAACCCCGAGATGGCGGAGCACGCCCCGGCCAACAAGGCCTGGATGATGTACCAGCTGGAGCGGCCCATGAAGCTGCGCTCCAACCTCAAGGCGTTCCTGCGCAGCCTGTCCGACTACGGCATCGGCTTCGGCAAGGTCTGGTGGGAGAAGACCCCGGCGAACGTCAAGGGCGTCCGCATGCAGAAGCTGCCCGGCATCGCCCAGATGCTGCACAACTACGGCGACAGCCCGTGGTCCACGGAGGGTGCGCGCTTCAGCGCCAGATCTCCGTTCAGCACCTACGTCTGGCCGGTCACCGTGAACAGCCTCGAAGAGGCCAGCATCATCTTCGAGGACATTCAGGTCAGCAAGCAGTACGTGGATCAGATGGCGAAGGCCGGGATCTGGAAGGACCCGGACGCCATCAACGCCGCAACCAACATCGAGAACCTCCAGCCTGAGATCCGCACGGCCCTGATGGAGAACCGTGACTCCAGCATGGCAGCCGTGGACCTGCGCCAAGGCGACCTCGCCAACTGGACGATCCTGACGGAGTGCTGGTTCAGAATGCCGGTTCCTGCGGCTCTCTACCTGCCAAACGAACAGAAGGGCACGCCCGTTCCCGTCAAGGTGGTCTTCGCTGGCGGCACCCCGATCGAGGCTCGCCGCAACCCGTTCTGGCATCAGCTGCCCCCGTACGTCATGCAGCGCATGAACGAGACGAGCGACAGCCTGTACACCACGGGCATGGGTCGGGCGATGCTGAGCCTTCAGGGCCTCATCAACGACTTCATCAACCAGACCAACGACAACGGGATCTACGGCCTCAACCCGATCATCAAGTACAACCCCAACCTGGTGGTCGGGCCGCTGGAGCCGCTGGCCCCCGGACGCATGATCCCGCTCACGGACCCGCAGGGCATGATCTTCGACCGGCCCCCGGTCGAGCAGCTGCAGTATGGGCTGATGATCACGAACCAGCTGATCTCGTACGCGAACGACATGACGGGCGCTCCCGCCGTCCTTCAGGGCTCAGGGGCCAAGGGTGGGGCGAAGACCGCCACCGGCTCACAGATCCTTCAGAGCAACGTCAAGGGCGAGCTTCAGGACCTCATCGAGGACATCGAGCTTCGCGTCCTGATGCCCCTCATGCAGATGGTGCACAGCCTCGGCCAGCAGTACGAGAGCGCCGAGCGCTACCTTGCGATCAGCGGCGGGGAGAAGTTGCAGTTCACCCGGGACATGCTGGAAGGCCAGTTCAGCTGGAAGTGGGTGGCCTCCTCGCAGGCCGTCAACCAACAGCAGCGCGCCCAGCAGACGGGTCAGTTCCTTCAGATGGCGAGCAACCCCGCCGTCCTCCAGCTGCTCATGCAGCAGGGCAAGGTGCTCAACCCTGAGCCCATCCTCCGCAAGCTGTGGGAAGACGGCCTCGGGCTCCGCAACTTCGACAAGGTCATTCAGATGCAGATGATGCCAGGAATGATGGGTGCTCCGGGCATGCCTCCGGGAGGGGGTGGTGGGCCTCCTCCCGGGCAGGATCCTCGCTCGGCAGTCGAGCAGGCTCCGGGCGGCTCGGGTGAAATGGCCCCGGGCGAAGGCGAAGCGTTCATGGGCGTGCGCCAGCAGGCCGACGAGATGGCCGCTCAGGCGGGCGCCCAAGGCGGCTACGGAGACGAAGGATGAGCGCTCTCCTCCGCGAGCAGATTGAGGACCTGATGGTGCTCCAAGCCAGCCCCGGCTGGGAGTACCTGTGCAAGCGCCTCCAAGCACAGTGCGATCAGCAGATGTCCGTCATGCGAAACGCCAAGTCGCAAGAGGAACTGTTGAAGGCTACCTACACGTACCTCGCCTTACATGATCTTCCTGAAGCACCGAAGATGCTGATTCAGGTCTTGACACAGCAGTTGCCGCCTACGAAGAAGTGATGTAAGTACCACGCATTAGGCCGTCGCCGGGCTAGTACACGGGCGTAGGAGCGCTACATGGAAACCGACCAGCCGTCCGCTCAGGCTACCGGAACCGAAGTCCCTGCCGTCAACGAGGGAATTCAGGCACGCATCAACGAGCTTGTCGCGAAGCAGCGGCAGGCGGAGGAAGCACTCAAGGATCGTGAACGGCAGTTGATGGAGCAGTCTTCACAGATGGCACAGATGGCGCTGCAGAACCGTCCGGTCGCTCCGGCTCCGGTGGCTGTGGACCCCTTGGCTCAGTTCAAGGACCAGTTGGACCCCGTTGCCGCGCAGGCCATTCAGGCTGCGGTCGAGGCGACCCGGAAGCAGATGGAAGCGCAGTACGCGCCGATGTTTGCCCAGCAGGCCGCGCAGATCGCGGGCTTTGCTGTCCAGCAGGAAGCTGCTGCCATCCCGGGCCTCCCCAAGGAGGTCACGAACAGAGCGGCGCAGCTTGCCGCGAACTGGCGTGCTCAGGGACTTCAGTTCCCTCCCGGCGATGCCCTCAACTTTGCACTCGGTGAGTACCAGCGTGGGCAGCTGCTTCGTGCGGCTCCTGTGATGGGCTACAATCCGGGCGCAACTCCGTACGCTCCTGCCGTGACTCCCGGCTTTGTGCCCGCGCCCAGTGTTCCGAAGCAGTCGGCTCTCCCTGCAAACTTCGACAACCTTTCCCGTTCCCAGCAGAACGCCGCTCTCGAAGCGGCCGGTGTTGGGGATGAATCTTTCTGAGGTAACAAACAATGGCTTCAAACATCAGCAACAGCGCAATCTCGATCGACCAGGAGAAGTTCCTGGTCAACAAGCTGCTCGACCGATCGAGCCTTCGGCTCGTGATGGGCGGGCTCTGTGACAACATCTCCATGCGTGAGGGCGCGGGTCTGACCGCGTATCTCGTGCGCTACAAGCGCATGAACGTGCCCCTCGCGACTCTGACCGAGTCTGTCTCGCCCAGCCAGAGCACCTTCGCGCTTGAGCAGGTGACGGTGACCCTCGACCAGTGGGGCGACTACCTCGAAATCAGCGACGTGGCGCAGCTGACCGCCAAGCATCCGCTGATGACCCAGTGCGTGGACCTGCTCGCAGACAACGCGGCTCGCGTGATGGATCGCGAGATCACGATCGTCATGCTGGCTGGCACCAACGTGCAGTACGCGGACGGCTCCGTGTCCTCGCGTGCGACCATCACCTCGTCCATGGTGATCAGCGACCAGATCGTGCAGAAGGTCCGCGTGACCATGGTCAGCGCCGGTGCGCCTCCGCGAGGCGGCCCGTCGAGTGACGCGAAGCAGGTGGCGACTTCGGGCAACTTCCAGAACGGCAACTCGTACGTTGCGGTCTGCGGCCCTCAGGTCATCGGCGACGTGCAGCGTCCCAGCACCTCGTTCGGCACGTGGGCCAGCGCGGCCACCTACGCGAACGCCAAGGCGCTGTACGCCTCGGAAGTCGGTACGTGGCAGGGCGTGCGCTTCGTGGAGACGAACTTCATCCCGAAGTTCTCGCTGCTCGGTAACACCACCACGGCTGTCGGCTCGGGCTCGGCCTTCGGCGCTGGCGTCTCCCCGACCGTCACCATCTCAGGCGCGGGCGGTGCGCTCGCAACTGCGGCCGGTGGTGCGTTCTTCAAGGTGACCCGCAAGGACCTGCTCCGTGGCTTCGAGGAAGAGATCTCGATCCCGCATAGCACTGCGGCCCTCACTGGCCCGACCGCTTCGGTGGCCTTCAACTTCAGCGGCCTCACCGCTGGCTACGTGTTCAACCTGTACTTTGACACCGTCTCTGGCGGTGGCACTGGCACGGATGCGACGCTCGGCCTCGTCGCTTCGAATATCGCGATCGGTACGACCACGACCGTGACGGCGAACCCTGCCGCGACCACCAACCCCCCTGCCTCGCTCCGCAACACGCTGGACGGTGCGGACCCGGCGGCGATCCACCCTGTGTTCGTGGTTGCTGAGGCGGCTCTCGCGTGGGCTGGCTTCTACAAGAGCCGGATCATGATGAGCCCCACTGGTGCGACGAAGGATGACCCGCTTGCGCAGCGTCGCACGGTCGGGTACAAGTTCTTTGGCAAGGCCGTGATCAAGGATCAGACCCGTCTGCTCCGCCTGGAGATCGCCTCGGCATACTAAGTCGTAGCGAGTGACTTGCTGGGGGGCGGGGTAGGCGGAACGCCCTGCCCCCCCTTTCTCTTTCGTCTTACCGGAGCAAACCATGAAGAAGATTGCACTTGTCCTGCTGGGTGTCATTGCAGTGGCGTTTCCCGCCCTCGCGATCCAGCAGCTGGACCTCAACCTGTCCGGTCGCCTCGACGCGATCACGTCAGGCATCCTGATCGCACCCCAGTCCCTCAACATCAGCGACTCGCGCATCAACGCGAATCGCATCACCCGCGCCCTTGGCGCAAGCGCCACGATCGACTTCGCCAGCGCCACCATCACCACGGTGGACTCGGCTGCGATCACCGTTCTGGGCGCTCGTACTGGCGATCCCTGCTTCGTCGGCCCTCCTGCCGCCGTTGTGGTGAACGCCAGCTTCACCTGCATCGTCACTGCGACCGACACGGTCAAGGTGCGATTCTCCCCGGCAGGCACTGCGGCGGACCCGCTCTCGGGTACGTTCAACGTGCGCGTTCTCTCCAACCAGTAAGGACCAAACATGAGCGACGACAAGAAGCCCGCACCGCAGGAGCAGCTGACGATGAAGCAGGTGGTGGAGCAGCTGATTCCGGCTGCGATCGCTGCGGCAGTGTCCGCCACCCAGAAGCAGCAGCCCGCTCCTCAAGCGGCCCCTCGTGTCGGCGCTCCCCAGCGTTGCACGGCCTGCAACCAGCAGCTGACGGCGTGCAGCGGCAAGCACGTCGAGATGGTCGTCTACCCCACCCGATACCCTGAGCATGCGGATTTCTTCCCGGGCGCGATCATCAACGGCGCGAAGTACCTCTCCAACGATGAGAACCACAAGGTCCTCGTCCCGGAGAATGCGGCTGGCACCATCAAGCAGATCGTTCAGGCTTTCGAGCAGAACGAGCATGAGATGCAGGCTGGCCGCAAGGCTCAGCGGCACAGTGGTGTGGTGACCCCGCATGGCGCGGCGGTCACGCAGGCCAACGCAGCGTGGAGGTAAGTCATGGGGCGGCTGACTAGAGGAGAACTGATTTCTGAAGGTCAGCTGCTCGCCGGGCGTGACGACATGGCCACGCAAGCGGCGAACTGGTTGCAGCGGTGGCTTGACGCCGTTGCAGCCAGTTGGCCGTGGCCCATCCTTCACACGGAAGCTGTGGACATCGCGCTGACCGCGAATGCCACCAGCCTCTCTGTGGGGGCCGGGTCCGGCGGTATCACGGACGAAATCCTGAAGATTCAGGACAACGTCTGGATGTACGATTCAACCAGAACTTTCCGCCGTCGGCTGCGCATCCGGCACCAGCTGAGCGCGCCCGCCGACCGCATCGGGCCGACGACGAACCTCGGTGCGCCAAGCTCAATTCGGCTGTTCATCGACCGCACCACGCTTGGCAAGTGGGTGGCGTACTTCGAGCCCACGCCGGACAAGGCGTATATGCTGTCGATCCCGTATCTGCGCGTGCCCGCGAAGCTTACGCTCGACGCCGACGTTCCGTGGTTCCCGAACGACGAGACGATGGTGCAGGCGATCGCCTTCAAGGTCAGTGAGTTTCACAACGGCAAGGACCATCCGGTCACGCAGGCGTTCCAGCAGAACCTGGCGGGCCTCATCGCCAACGACCGCATCCGCTTCGGCGCGATCGTGGGCGTGAACGACGGCATGCCACTTGACCCCGCAGTCTTCAGAAAGCGGACCCTGTGATCACTCGCCTCCCGATCCCCCTCACTGGCGGTGTCAACACGTTTCAGGACTCGACGACGATCGAGGACAATCAGCTTCAGCGGGCCCTGAACTTCAGCGCCCGCACATCCGGGAGGCCGGGAACGCGGCTGGCGCTGCAGTCTGTGCGCGAGGTGATCCCGGACTACCGACCGTGGGATTCGCGGCGGTACAACGGGCTGGCGACTGAGATCTACCGCTACTACCAGTGGGCCCAGAACTGGCGTCCCATGAAGTTCATGTTCACGCCGCAGTCTGACGAACTCGCGTGGATCGCGCAGTCCGTGGGCTCTCGGATCGTGGTCCACACGAACGCGGACGGCACGCAAACCCAGAAGACAGTGGAAGCTGGCACTGCCATTCTGCAGTCTTCGGGCGGTGTACAAACTCCGGGCGCGGACGACGGCGTATACGCGGCGCAGTACATGGGTGGCCTGACCCGCTGCCCCAGCCTGTTCGTCTTCAACGGCATCGTCTACGCTTTCGGGGGCACCGAAGGCGGGCAGAAGATCGAGCGATACCCGGGCGCGACCGTCGCCGGAGTTTCGTTGGGCTGGGCGTACGCCCCCGTGCAGTGGAACACGGCGCAGCTGACACCCTTCATCCCGGACGGGGCAGCCGTCATCCGCGATCGCGTCCTGTACTACAAGGGGCCGCTGATCTTCTGGAGTGACAAGGGCGATCCCGAGCAGATCTTCGCCAACTCCATGACGGACGGGTACATCCCGGTCGCCAGCGAGGAGCTTGAAGACATCACGGCAGCGGCAGAAATCAGCACCTCCGCCGATGGCTCGCCCGTACAGAGCACGGCTGCCGTATGGTCGCGCAACCACTGCTACCTGATCCTCGGCGAGCCGCTGCAGACGGGCGACGATCTGACGACGCAGAGCATCTACGGCTCCATGCAGATCAACCGGCTCAACATCGAGGCCGGGTGCATCTCGCAGGCGACCGTCACGCGCACTCCGTACGGCACGTTCTGGGTCGGGGCAGATGACGTGTGGTTCATGCCCTTCGGCTCCCTGCCCATCCGCGTGGGCACGAACATCCGCGACCGCATCCGCGCGATCCCGCCCGGCCTCAGCTGGCGAATCTGCGCCGAGTACAGTGATGGCTTCTACCGCATCGCGCTCATGAGCGAAGGCAACGGTCCGTCCGCCTTCTCCCCCCTCGACGAGATGTGGTGGCTGGACCTGAATCAAGGGCCCCCGCAAAACTCTGATTCGGCCAAGTGGTGGGGCCCGCACCAGTTCGTGAACGGCGACGCGCCCGACGTGGATCCTGACAGCGTGCCGCTCAACGGCATCTGGGCTCTGGCCCGGGACCAGCGAGCGGGCTCGGATGGGGCCCTGTACGCGCTCCAGCCTTACTGGATGGTGGCAGGCCCCGCCTCCGTCTACGGCATGACGCTGTGCTCGTTCTCCTCCTACGCGGGCCGGGACTGTGGTGCTCCGCAGAAGATCCTGCGCCGATGGCAAGCCTCGACGCCGTATTACGAAGGAGACGAGGTGACGCCACCCGCCAACACCAGCGCTCTCGACTGGCGCATGCCCACATGGGTTTGCACAGTGGCGGGAGCGAGCGGCTTGGGCGAACCCAACTGGCTCGCGAGTACCGCGACTTCCATCGTGGAAGCTTCTGGCCTGACGTGGCGGCCGATCTACTACGCTGGCACCACACCGCTGAACGCACACATCCCCCCGGCGTACCAGTCCGGGAACGACATTCAGTGGCGGCTCTCCAGCAAAGAGTACACGCTGGGCGATCCGGCCGTGGAGAAGCTGCTGGACGGCGCAGATCTCGTGTACGTGGGCGACGGGCCCAGTTCCGTGACTTACAGCACGAACCCGGATCAGACTTCCAACACGCGCACCCTGCCCACGTCTGGCTCGACGCTCGATCAGAACACCGGGACGCTGGCCGCGAACCAGAACCGCAAGTACCGCCGCCTGCTCACGGCTGATCCTACGTCACGCTTCAACGCCATCACGGCCACGATGGACATTCAGCACCTCACGGGCTTCACGATCGTGGCCGGGCTGAACGATACGCTGTACATCCGCCTGCGCGCGGGTTTCGGTGGGGGCCTCGCAAGCTACACGGTCACGATCGCGCCCGGCTACTACCAGAACCTGTACTACCTCGCGGAAGCCGTGCGTACTGCCCTGCTGACGCCCCAAAGCATCGGACAGCCTGTGATCACGCTGGTGCATAATGCCAGCCCCTCGGGGCTCAACGCCCTGCGGTTCGGCTGGAGCGGCTCGACGCTGGGCGACGTGACAGACATCTGGAAGCTGTCAGTGCTGGCCGCGTACTTCGGCTTCACGACGGAAGATCTTCTGGGGGGCAACACAGCGCCCACGCTGACCTACGGCAGCGATTCGCCCTACTTCAAAGCAGTGTACGATCTGCAAATCATGGACATTCAACTTCGCTACGCTGCCTTCGGCAGGAGAGCAACATGAAGACTCGACTCTGGCTGCTCGCAGCCTCACTCATTGCAGTGGGCGTGGTGGCCTCGCCCATCCACGTCTTCAACTCTGGCGATGCGCTGACTTCGGCGGACATCAACGCCAACTTCAGCCACATCCACGGCACGATGGTCGGCGGGCATGGGCCGAAGCTCATGAACTCGGACGTGAACGCGAGTGCCGCGATCGCTCACACCAAGCTCGCCACCCCGGGGCTGCTGCCCAAGCTGTGGTGGTCTGGAGGCACGGCCTGCACGGTGAGCCCCTGTACTGCCGTGGATTCTGTGGGGGTGGGCGCAGTGACTCGTGCGAGCGCTGGTTCGTACACCGTGAACTTCTCGGTGACCCGCATCGACAACAACTACGGCATCTGGATCACCACCCTCTCATCCGGTCTGATCAACTGCGTGGCCACGACCCGCAGTGCCGCGTTCATCGTCGTGGGCTGCACGACGGTGACTACCGGCGTGGCCACTGACTCTTCGTTCTCCGTTCTCGTTCTCGACAGCAACTAAGGAGTAAGCCATGCCCAGACCAAACCCCACTGGCGTATTCAGCGGTAATTACGGGACTGCCGAAGGTTGGGATTACCTGATTAAGCTCGTGGATGAGGCGCGCAGCCATGATCCTCAAGGGGCTTACGACGGCGAACGGGCCACCAACTGGCTGTACGACCAGGGGCTGACCACCGGGCAGATCAAGGCCCTGACCGACGCCTACGGCAACGAAAAATCCCCGGTGGGGCAGACCACTTGGGACAAGGAAGGGCGTTGGGCGCTGCTGAAGGATATCCAAGGAAAGCGGGAAGGGGATAAAGCGGCGGCAGAAGCATCCGCCAAAGAGAATGCGGATCGCGCCGGAATCACCGACAACATCCAGAAGTTCATCGACAGCATGGGCATCGCTGACCCGGCCATCTCCGCCCAGCTTCAGCAGCGGGCTCAGGCTCAGTCGTCTGGCATGCGCGGCAAGGCCGGGCTCGGCTCGGTCGGAAGCTACGGGGGCGGCGGGGGTCTGAGTGCGATGGGGCAGCAGAGCATCAACGCCGGGCTCGACACCCAGTACGCGATGCAGCGTGCCGGGCTGAAGTCCCAGGCGCTCGGGGTCATGAACCAGCGTGACATCAGCCTCAGCCAGCTGGAGCAGGGCTACGCTCAGATGCAGGACGCGCGAGACGGGCAGAAGTGGGCCGCTCAGCAGAACCAGAATCAGGGCATCGGCGCTGGAATCGGGGCTGCCTTTGGGGCGCTCGGCTTCATCGGGGGTCCGGCACTGGGCGCAGCCACCATGAGTGGCGGCGCCTCGCTTGGAGCCGGGTTCGCCGGGCTGGCGTCAGGGGGAGGCGGACCCAGCTACAGCGCGCCTTCTTCTATCTCTGGCAATCGCGGGTTCCGTGGTGGTGGCACCGGAAGCACGGGGTACTAACAAATGGGCGCATACGACTACGTTCCTCAGCCTCACCGTCCCGCCGATCTCATCATGGGCGGAGTGCAATCTCTCGGGCAGGGCGCAATCAAGTACGGAGAAGACAACGCTCCGGGTGATTCTGCGCTCGACGCATACATCAACCGTGTGCTCTCTGGCGAGCACCCGGAAAAGCTGGCCGCCGAGGCCAAAGCCAACCCTGCGGTCGCGGCTGAGCTTCAGCGGCTGCTCCAGCAGGGCGGACAGCAGGGCGATCTGCGCCACCTGCAGAATGATGTCGGTATGCCGGGGGGCCAGCCTGCCGTTCAGGCCCCGGGCACGCAGCCCCACGCTCCGTTCGCTCAGCCTCAGTCACTGGGCGCGATGGGGCCTGCACATGGCCCGACCATGGGTGGGCATGGGGGCCCCTCCGCGTCGCCTGCACCTCAGCCGATGTATCAGAGCGGCGCTGCCCAGCCCGCTCCGCAGGCCCCGGCCCAGCAGGGCCCGAACATGATCTCCGCCGCCGGGCAGCTTCCTCCCCAGCTGCCCTCTCTGGGCGGCTACGGCCC